TTGAATGTTGAATTCAATCTCTGGCCGTGGGTTCGAAACATGGCAAAGTATGGAGATTTCTTTTTATATTTAGACCTTGATGCGGAATATGGTGTGGTGAACGCCGTTCCATTATCGGTATATGAAACTATCCGTATTGAAGGGGAACAACCAGACCAACCATTCAGTGTGCGTTTCAAAATTGAAAATGACTTCTTACTTTTGGGTAAGACTGATTTTGAAAGTTTTGAGGTTGCACACTTCCGTTTGCTATCCGATACCAACTTCCTTCCATATGGAAAAGCAATGATTGAAGGTGGTCGCCGTGTCTGGAAGCAACTCCAACTGATGGAAGACGCAATGTTAATCCATCGTATCATGCGAGCACCAGATAAACGTAAGATTTTGGTAGATATCGGTAATATCCCACCGGCAGAAATTGATACCTTTATGGGTCGTATTATGGACCGCATGAAGAAAACACCATTGGTTGATCCTGCAACTGGTGATTACAACCTTCGGTATAATATGATGAACATTACTGAAGATTTTTATCTTCCAGTTCGTGGTAAAGATAGTGGAACCGACATTCAAAATCTTCCTGGATTACAATTTAATGCTATTGAAGATATCGAATACCTCCGCAATAAGCTCTTGGCTGCATTTAAGGTACCCAAGGCATTTATGGGATACGAAGAAGAAGTCAATGGTAAGGCAACATTAGCGGCACAAGACGTTCGATTTGCACGTACTATTGAACGCATTCAACGTATTATGGTATCGGAACTCACCAAGATTGCGATTATTCATTTATACATTCAAGGTTTCCGTGACGAAGAACTTATTGATTTTGAATTAAGTTTGACTTCACCATCCATCGTATATGAACAAGAAAAGTTAAACTTGTGGAAGGAAAAAGTTGCGGTGGCAAATGATATTTTAGATACTAAATTGATTTCCCAAGATTGGGTATATCATCATATCTTTGAAATGTCAGAAGATGATGTGAATAAAGAACGTTTAAAGGTAGTTGAAGATGTCAAACGTGGCGCGGAATTAACACAATTAGAACAACCACAGCAAGCAAGTCCTGTGGCTGGTGAAGTACCACCCACCACAGAAGAACCAGAAACATCCGAACCAACTGGTGAAGAAGAACAACAAATTGATGATGTAGATACCATTTTAGCTTCGTTGGATGAACCAAAAGAAGAAAGTGAAATGGAAGATGCTGATTTAGAAGAAGCAAAGATGGGACGACCAAAGAAGGGTATGTCGTATGGACAAGATAATCACCCACGAGGTCGTGACCCATTAGGACATAAGGAAAATATGAGTGCGTTGGTTGTTAAAAAACAACGGATTGATAAGAAAAAGTCACCGTTAGCATTGGAAATGCAACGGTGGTTGGATAAAGGACCATTAAATAAAAAACGTAATTCAGTTTTATTAGAAAATACCGAACCAACAGGTTCTTTGTTAGATGAAAGTAACATTTTGGACCTGGAAAACTAAAGTCTTATAAATATTCGTTATATTTAATATATGACGGTATAATATGTCAAAAAACGGAATACATATGAAATCAAACGTCAAGCACAACAAAATCAGAAATACGGGCATTCTTTTCGAATTATTAGTCCGTAAAATCACATCGGATGCATTGGAAAACCGCAATAATGATACTGCGGTCAAGCTCATGCGTGAATTCTTTAATTCCAAGACAGAATTGGGTAAAGAATTACTTTTATATAGAGCATTTTTCAATGTACAACAGATGAGTGAAGAAAAAGCGTTCCACTTGGTCAGTATTATTACCGATCAACGGAAAAAGTTAAATGAACGTCTGTTAAATACACAAAAATATAATTTAGTAAAGGAAATTAAAAATCACTATGATTTAAAAGATTTCCTCAACGCACGTATTCCTTCGTATAAGGTATATGCATCGGTGTATAAAGTGTTTGATGGTGCAATTAATGAAATGACGGATTTTACGGAAATTGAAAGTTTAGTTTCCGCAAAATTTACTATAGTAGAACATCTTACGGGTAATCTTGCAAATAAGGAAATCAAAAACGATATACAATTATTTGAAACCATTAAAGGACAAGAAGAAGATTTACGTTTATTATCGTATCGTATTTTAATTGAAAAATTTAACGAAAAATATGCAGGATTAAATGATAGACAAAAGAACTTACTTCGTGAATATATTTATAATGTCTCAAATAGCGAACAAATGAGAAAATACGCAGTTAATGAAGCTGATACATTGATTAAAGAAATCAAATCTAAAATTACTAAAGTTGATAACAAGATTACCCGTATTAAACTTTCGGAAGTTATGGCACAATTAGAACGTATTTCTAGTGTTCAGACAATCAAAGAAAATCATATGACCGCGTTGTTAATTGCTCTAGAAATTACCAAAACATTAGACACTTTAAAGAGTTAATCTATGGAACAAGAACAACGCTTTCGTGAAGTTATTCGGCATATTATTAAGCAAGAATTAAAAGAAATGACCACCACCGCATCGGTGGCGGGATATTTGACACCATTTGCATTTCGTGGTAATAAACAAAAGCAAATTGCACGAGCAAAGCACATCGCTACGGATACCACAGGATTTAAATTAACTCCTCGTGGTGAAAAAGATATGAACCGTCCAGCAGATAAAATGGAAACAGTCACAAAAGAATTAAGTGAAAACAAATATTACGAATATAAGAATGATCCTAGTGCAACACCACATCAAAAGATTGCAAAGGCGATTTCTGAATTGAATAGAAATTTACATGAAGTTGAACGAGCATTAAAAATTAACGCACGATTGAAGAATGAATCGGGTATTGCCAGTGAGCAATTATGGAAGCGTACACAACAAGGTTTAATTAAATTAGAATCACGATTGTTAAATATCGCAACTCGTATTCGTGAAATCCGTGGGCAATAATATGCAATCATTACTCGTAGAATACAATGTCATTTCGTATGACACTTCATTATTAACCGAAGCAGCAGATATCTCAAAACCCTTGGTACTACGTGATGTGGTGTTACAACGTGCCGAAGTAAAGAACCAAAACGGACGTATTTATCCAAAGGGTATTTTAGCACGTGAAGCCGCGGCATATAAGAATAATTTCGTGTCGCAACGTAGAGCATTGGGGGAATTAGACCACCCAGAAAGTCCTGTGGTCAATCTCAAAAATGTCTGTTGTAATGTTACCGAATTGTGGTTTGAAGGTGATGATGTAAAGGGAAACATGGAAATTCTTTCTACTCCATCGGGAAATATTGTTCGTGAATTAATCAAGAATAATATCCGGTTGGGGGTATCGTCCCGTGGTATGGGTTCGGTCAAACAAATGGGTGAAAATGCAGTAGAAGTTCAAGATGACTTTAACTTGATTTGTTTTGATATTGTCAGTAATCCATCAACGCACGGTGCATTTATTAACGAAAATACTGGTGGCCAAATCATAACGCCATATTCTCGTATTGATGGGTTGATTTATGACTTTTTAGGTGAACTTAAATAGGAGAGTAGTTATGACATGGTTAATTTTGTTACTCGTAGCAGTAGTTGTTGTCGTTTTAGTTGTTCGTAATAACAAAAAAGAAGCAGAAATGTTTGCAGGAAAAATTAAGTCAGTTGCAGATGTAAATCACGATGGTAAGGTAGATTTACAAGATGCAAAGGTTGTTGCTGAAAAAGTTACAACCGAAACCAAGCAAGTTGTAGCAAAGGTAAAAAAGGCAACGGCTCGTAAGAAGAAAAATTCATAAGAAATGGATTCACGAGATAAATTTTTTTTAAATGAAGTTGTTAAATTTGTGGCAAAGGCAATAAAATTGCAATCTTTGCCACGAAGAATTGTTATTGTTAACGATGTCAATTTCGCAGAAAAAAATTTAAGTTTTGGTGTTTATAATCCACAAAACGATGAAATCCATGTGTACGGCGGAACTCGTCATGTAGCTGATGTCTGCCGCACCTTATGTCATGAATTAGCACATCACAAACAACGTGAGCAAGGGAAGCCGGCGGATGGTCACGATGGATCACCAATAGAAAATGAAGCCAATGGTTTGGCTGGTGTATTAATGCGCAAGTTCCGTTATTTACATCCAGAAATATATTTGGAGAAGT